TCTTCGGTAAGCTCAAAGAGTTCAAACGCATCGCGATGCGAGCCGACAAGACAGATCAGAGCTTCTGCGCCATGATCTATCTCGCCGCCGCCGTGATAAGCTCACGGTGAATCCCAACAGGCCCTAGTCGAGGCTGGTTCTCACCATCATATGCTCGGCGGATTCGTTCATCGCTGCGGGATCGGGATCAAGATTTCCGGCGGCCCCGGCGGGCAGGATTTCGAGTTTGTCGATATCAATTCGTGCACGGAAGGCGGCGTGTTCTTTGGCTCCGGCGGCGAGACGAAGATGTCTAAGTGCCGTATCTTGCTGAATGCCGGGTACGGTATGAAGATCGCGCGCGACAACAACAACGCCTCCGGCTCCGGTATATCTGGGCCTTCCGAGAGCTACTTCGCCGACAACACCATCACAGTCAACGGCTCGTCCACGATCGGAATCGCCAGCATCGCGTCGCACAGCGGCGGCGCGCGCATCAAAGTCACGACTTCGACTCCGCATCATCACCCGCGCGGCATGGGACAGTTGACGCTGACAGAGATGAGCGTCGGCGCTTACAACAATGTCGACGCATACGTTTACGATGTTGTGTCCAGCACTGAGATTGTTCTCAACGTTCCATACAGCGGAGACGCTACGGGGACGCTCGATGGCCCTGGCTGGGATTTGTGGTTTGAGGGAACAGACTATGGTCACAATCGCAACATGTTTTTCGTCGGCGGCAACATCAACACAACCCTGATCGACGGCGCCTATAACGCGCAGTTCTTCGGCGTGCGCCAGCCGGTCGGCATTTGGATGGCCGGAGACTACAACAGCCAGATCACTTGGTTTCGAGGGATCGGCGGCTCCTACGCGTCTGATGGAGGAGACGTCGTTTTCTCTGAACGTACGCGACCTATTCCGATCTCCGGCCCTGGTTCTGCGTCCGGATGGGCCGAGATCGCCATCCTTCAAGAGGGTAAGAACGGATATGCGCCCGGAGGCGAGTACTGCGTTATGCGCGCGCCGAAGGCCGGCGCGGCTCTGAAGGCGGACATGACGCCGATCCTCAATGAGATCGTCGTTGGAGACGCTGGCATCAGCATCGGCGGCTATCCGAATGAGGTCGAGTTCACCCTCGCGGATGACGCTGCGGCCGCCTTCACCATTCCAAATGGCCGACTCGGCGCGGTTATCTGTATTTCTGGTGCCGACAATTCCACCGGCGAAACCTACACGAGCCTAATGGGTCAATTCGCGATTGATGCTGGCCCAACACCGGCTGTCGCGAAGTGGGGCGGCGGTGCGCTTATTGACGCGATAGCGTCCGGCGGCGCTCTCACGGGAACAACCGGAGCCGATGGCCACGTATCGGTCAGCGCCATCGACGGCGGCATTATCCATGTGGAGAATCGGAACTCGACAACGAGGCGCTTTCGGCTCCGGTACGCGAGCTGATGGCGATCTCGCCGAGCTTACCGAGATCGATGAGAACCTGATCTCGCCGCCGGTCTGCGCCGTCTTCCCGCTCCCCGAAACGGGGGAGCGGCGCAAGGACGTGGTTGAAAGCGTCGATATCCTATTGAAATATCACGTCGGAATTTTCCGCCGTGCTCTTTAGCGAGGTTTCTTCAGCCTCACGCCCGCCCCGCCGCCGTTCTCGGCGATGAACTCGACGCCCGCCGCCTCGAGCGCGGCGCGGATGGCAGCAATGGCGTCCTCCGAAACGGAGCGCCGATTCTTCTCGAAATCATAGATCGTCGACAAGCCAAAGCCCGCCAAACTGGCAAGCTCTGGCTGTGTGAGGTCGAGCAGCGCTCGGGCCGCTCGGCATTGGGCAGGAGTCATTTCCAAGATTTTCTCTTGACTGAAGCTAGAGCGCATTCTATCAAGATAAAATCTTGACCGCAACCATATCGTCAACGCCGCAGCGCCCCGCTCCGGCGATCGGGGGCGGCTTGCTTGATGGAGGAAAAAAGACCATGTCGACCACTACCACCCGACGCGCGATCCTCGCCGGCCTCGCCGCCGCGCCCGTCGCCGGGCTTCCCGCGCTCGCTGAAGTGAACAGCGCGCTCGCCGAGGCGATCGAACGTCATAGGGCGGCCTACGCAGCATTATCCGCCTGCGACGGGCCGGATGATGCGGTCGGGGAGCTTTCAGATATTGAAGCCACTGCGATCGACGCGGTTGCGCTCACGCAATGCGACGAGAAGGGCTTCATTCGGAAGCTCGAATATCTGCTCGAGCGGCACAAGGGCATATTCGGCGCGGATTTCATTTTCGACGAAAGCCCCTCGATTATGCTGGCGCTCGACCTGCATTTCAACCTAGAGGAGTCGCGGTCATGAGAGAAGCAAAAGAAGCCGGGCAGGAATTCGCGGGATACGCAAGTCTAGAGTCAGAGATTTGCGATTTGCGAAATATGGCTGACATCGCTAGCTCACATATAGAAAGAAGTATGAGCGGTCTACAAAAGCGGATCACGATTGGCGATCAAAAGATTGTTGGAATATCTGAGCGCGAAGCCGATCTCATCATGTTTTCAATCTACCAAGTCGATAAAATGGCGAGGGAGTTGCTGGCGAAATACTATGAAATTTGGGAGGGGTTGAAATGAATAGGCTCCGCACCTTCGCCGCGCGATACGTCCTTTGGCTCGTCTTCATGTATCCCGCCGTGGCAAACTTTATATTCCGCGAGTTCCCGTGGCTTGCCTCTATTTTCAATCGAATACGTGAAAATGAGCTGCGCCGACGATGAAATACGACAAGGCGAGCGTAATGCGCGAGAGCTGGCGCCTGCGCCGCAAGGGGCTCGACGCCTCGACGGCGCTTCAGTTCGCTTGGGCGCTTGCGAAGAGGGATATTCGGGAGATGGCGGCGGCGCGACCGGCGCCGCAGGAAAATGAAAAAAAGACGGCCAACCTCTTGCGTGACACAAGAGGTTGGCTTACCTCTTGTAAATCACAAGAGGTGCAAAATGACTGTCACGCCTAAGCTTACCACCGCTGCCGCCTGCCGCGTCGCCCGCATCGATCGCGACCGCCTTAACGAGCATATCGCCGCCGGCCGGTTCCGCTGTGCGCCGGGCACGATTCCCGGGCGCGCGCGGCTGTTTGATCCTGATGACATGATCTCTCTGTGGCTGTTCCGCGAGCTAATGGACGACGGCTTCGACGCTCCGCACGCGGGAGCTATCGCTTGCGAGGTTGCCAGCATCGCCAAGCAGTACCCAGAGGCTCAGACGATCTCCTACGCTCAGACGTTCTCTTATCCGCCGTCGGGTTTTGCCATGCGCGCGGAAGACGTTCCGGCTCATTCGGATTGGAGCCGGAAGACCTTGGGTGGCGTCCCGATTCGCAAGGTTACGACCTTCAACATTTGGTGGTTGCGCCAGATTATCGCGCGCGAGACCGACGAAGAGCGCTCGATTATCGGCGAGAGCGACTGATCGCCCGTCGTGAGACGGCACTTTCCTTCGTAGGAGATCACACACATGGCGAATAAAACTCAACCCGCGTCTGCGGGATCGGCGGAGCCTTGTCCGCATGTCGAGTTGCCCCCGCGCCTCAAGAAACCGCGCCTGCTTTCGGATGAAGCATCCGAATATCTTCGCGTCGTCCATGGCGTGAAGGTCGCGGCGCGGACGCTCGCAAAAATGCGCTGCACCGGCGGCGGGCCTGAGTTCGAAAAGTTCGGCGTGTCGGCGCTCTATCGTCCGGCGAGCTTGGACAGTTGGGCGCTGGAGAAGATCAGTGCGCCGCGCCGCTCGACCTCAGACGTGGAGGGCGCGCAATGAACATCGAAGAATCGGCGCGCATGATTGTGCGGCTCGCCCTCGGGACAGCGGCTATCGATGGCGGAAGCCCGAGCGTTATCTTGATCGACGAGATCAAGAAATATTCGCACGAGGCCGCGAACGAAGCCGTCGAACTCGGCCTGATCTCAGAGCTGCAGAGGGCGAGCTTCATCAGCGCCGCGAAAGGCGAGATTTACAAGGAGGCTTTCGTCGCCTGGGACGAGATCGTCACCGGCGACGGCTGGAAGCGCGTCACGCTCCCGTGGTCGCGGTGGGGCGACGAGATCGAGACGACCACAAAGGCCGTCACGGAAAGGGTCGCGCTCGACCTCGCGGGCGATCTGAGCCGGCGACGGGCTATGCGCGCCGGCAGGCATCTCACGCTTGCCGTGCAGCGTCGCGCGTCAGAGCTGATCGACGGATGGCCGATTCCGCGCGCTGGACGAACGGCGATCATTGATGCGCTTTGCGACATCGCGGTCGCGACGTTCGATCGGCGACTTTCCGAACTGTCCTTGTCCGGCAACCAAGCGGGAGGTCGCGCATGAACTCTCGCGAAAACGCCGCCGATCCTTGCCCGATCGGCGGCGCCGAAATCCTCAATCACCACGAGATGCTTATGACCGCGAACATCAATGAATGCAAGGAAAAAATGGAGATCGCCGAGCTTGTCGGATCGCTGCGGTTCATCGTCGACAATCTCGACGAAGCGGCGCGAGAGGCGACGATCGCAGCGAGCGCTATTGAGGCAAAAAACATCGGAGCCGGCTACTATCACATGCTTCGGTTCCGCGAGTATGCGCGCTCGGCCTGCGGCGGCTTCCGTGACGTTATCGGCGCTCCGGCGGGGGGGGCTGCTTAATGGCTGCGCCTGCCGGATTCGATAGTTGGACGCAGGCGCAGCGCGACGCCTGGGCGGCCGAGGGATATCGGGCCTATCGCGACAAGGCGAAGGCAATTGACGCGCCGACGACGCCTTACGCGCCGAAGGCGGAGGCGGCTCCCGACGCGCCGCTTCCCTTGTTCCCGCCTCTCCCGCCGGCTGCGCCCTATCCTCTCGACGCCCTCGGGGCTCTCTCCCGTGCCGCCAGAGCCATCGAGCGCAAGGTGCAACTGCCTGCGTCCGTCGCGGCGCAATCGGTCCTCGCGGTCGCCGCGCTCGCTGTGCAGGCTCATGCGGACGTGCTCTTGCCGTATGGGCAGAAACGCCCGCTCTCGCTCTATTTCGCCACGGTTATCGGCTCGGGCGATCGGAAGTCGAGCGCCGACAATGAGGCGTCGTGGCCGATCTCGACCCGCGAGGAAGTGTTGCGCGAGGCCTACCGCGAGGAAATGAAAGACTGGCGCATCGCCAGCGCAGCATGGGCGGCGGAGAAGAAAAAGATCGAGGGCGACCGCAAGATCGATTACGACGCGCGTCTCGACGCCCTCTCCCGTCTCGGCGAAGAGCCTGCGAAGCCGCTGGCGCCGTTTCTGACGACTGGCGACCTCACGCTTGAGGGCCTGACAAAAAACTGGACCTGCGCGCATCCGGCGCTCGGCGTGTTCAGCGCTGAAGGCGGGCAGTTCACGGGCGGCCATGGCATGTCCGACGACAACCGCCTCCGCACGGCGGCGGCGCTGTCGGAGATTTGGGACGGCAAGCCGATCAAGCGTATCCGCGCGCTCGACGGCGTTACAATCCTTCCCGGCCGGCGCCTGTCGTTTCACATCATGATTCAGCCGGACGCCTCGGCCGGCTTCCTCGCCAATCCCGTGCTGCGCGACCAGGGCCTCTTGTCCCGCGTGCTGGTCGCGGCTCCCGAAAGTATCGCCGGCACCCGCTTCTATCGCGACCCTGATTCTTCGGACGAGGCCGCGATCAAAGCCTATGGCGCGCGCATCCTGTCCTTGCTCGAGACTCCGGCTCCTATGGTCGAGGGCTCGCCGAACGAGCTGGCGCCGCGCGCGCTTCCCCTGTCGGCGGACGCCGCGGCGCTGTGGAAGAAGTTCTTCGATCACGTCGAGCGCCAGAGCGGCAACGGCGGCGATCTCGGCCCGATCCGGGACTTCGCCTCGAAGGCGGCGGAACATGCGGCGCGCATCGCTGGCGTGCTGACCGTCGCCAATGATCTCCATGCGGAAGAGATTGGGCTCGCCGCGATGGAGAACGCTGTCGAGCTGCTGAACTGGTATCTCGCCGAGGCGGAGCGGCTTCAGTCTGCGTCGCGGCTCGACTCGAAACTGTTGCGGGCCTCGGCGCTGCTCGATTGGCTGAAGGCCCGCGAGAGCGACGAGGTCACGTTCCGAGAAATCCTTCAGTTCGGCCCTGGCGCCACTCGGACGAAGGATGCGGCGGAAGAGGCGATCGGAATTCTCACGGCCCATAATTGGACCGTCGAGACATCGAAGCGCCCGCGCGTGCTCCGCCTGACCGGGAGGGCGTGACCGTGGCCTATCGCCCTTTCAAGATCGCCGGTCCGCCCTATGCCACTGCTACGCCTGCTACGCTTCGCCCGCCAGCCCCTCACACCGTAGCAAATGTAGCAACTGTAGCGGGGGGGAGCGGCGAAAACGAAGGCCGAGGCTGTCCGAGTGTAGCAACTGTAGCAAGCGTAGCAGGGCATACCCCCAAAACTGAAAATCCCGCGCCCGTCGCCATCGCTTCGGTTGCGGAGCCGGAGACACCAGAGGCGGCCGTCGCCCGCCGGCTGCAGGCAATGGCGGCCGAGAACGAGCGGCGCCGGGACTGGCACGCGAAGCCGGACCCGGAACATCGCGACGGCAAGATCACGATCCGCTCGGCCATGACCGGAGAGGAAATCACGATCGATCTTCGAACAGGAAGGACTCTGCATTAGTAACGCCGCGAAATCCTGAGAATACAACAGAAAAACAACTTACGTCTGCGCTATTGACCAATCGCTCGCGCGCGCGGCGAATTGGTTTCAATGCTCGACAACTTCAAATCGCTGATCCGAAAAGCCCTCGGGCCGGTTCCGCTGTCGTCGCCGGCTGCGCTGGACATTTTTGGCGTGCCTGCGTCGGGCTCTGGCGTTCACGTCGACGCGATCGCGGCGCTGAAGGTGCCAGCGGTCGCCGCTGGCGTCCGGCTGATCTCCGAGGCCGTCGCGACGCTCGACGCGCATCTGATCCATGAGACCGCCTCCGGGCGAGAGACGATCGATGCGCGAGATCATCCCGCGGCGCGCGTGCTCCAGCGGCCGAATAATTGGCAGGGCGAGTCAGAGATTAAGCGTCTTGTCGTCGCCGACATGCTCCTATGGGGCGACGGCATGTTGCTTGCAAATCGCGTGCGCGGCGAAGTGCGCGAGCTGCTGCGCATCGCCCCCCGCTCATGCTCAATCATCGTCGATATGGCGAGCGGCGAGCCGAGCTATTCGGTCGCCTTACAGCAAGGCGGCGTGGAGACCTTCAGCTACAAGGACGTGGTGCATCTTCGTGGCCCGACGCTCGACGGCGCGAATGGAATGGGAATCGTCGCGCTCGGCGCTGAAGCGATCGCGCTGGCTCTGGTCCTCGAGGAACATGCAACCCGCCTATTCTCTCGCGGCGCTCGGCCGGGCGGAATTCTTGAAGTCGCCACGAAGCTCTCCGACGGAACGCTCGCACGACTTAAGGCGAGCTTCGCCGACGTTTACGGCGGAGCATCAAATTCCGGCCGGACTGCGATCCTCGAGCAGGGGATGAAATTCGTCCCACTGCAACTCTCCAGCGTGGACGCGCAATTCCTCGAACTGCGCAAATTCCAGACGCTCGAAATCGCGCGGCTGCTTAACATTCCCGCTGTTCTCTTGAACGACCTCGAACACGCGACGTTGAACAATTCCGCCGCGCTGGCGCAAATCTTCCTCGACCGCACGATATCGCCGATCTTGGAACTATTCGAGGATGCGCTCGAAAGGACGCTTCTCACGGATGAAGAGCGCGACGCAGGATATTGCATCGAGTTCGATACGAGCAACTTCGTGCGCTCTGACATCGAGAAGCGTTTCGCCGCACTGAAGACAGGAATTGAAAGCGGCGTGCTGACATTGAACGAAGCGCGCGACCGCGAAGGGCTTCCTCCCCTCGATGGGGGAGACAAGCCCATGCGCAGCGTTCAAGTGTTGCCGCTCGATGCGCCGACCACGGCTCCGCAGCAACCGCAGACGGTGGAGCCGACGATATGACCCTCGAAACGCGAGACATCGCGCTCGAATTAAAATTCGCCGGAGAACAAGACGCTGGCGTCTTCGAAGGTATCGCAGCGCACTATCACAACATCGATAGCGCCGGCGACATCATCGCGCCGGGCGCGTTCGCTGCGTCGCTCTCGGAACATAAAGCCGCGGGAACGCAGGTCGTGTTGCTCTGGCAGCATCGGCAGGATGAACCGATCGGCACTATCGATGCGCTGTGGGAGGCGCCCGCCGGCCTGCATATTCGCGGCCGTCTCGACCTCAATGTGAGGCGCGGCGCCGAAGCGTATTCGCTCATCAAAAGCGGCGCGATCAAGGGGCTCTCGATCGGATTCCGCACGATAGACGCGACACGCGATGCGCGCGGCGTCCGCAAGATCACCAAAGCATGGCTCGGCGAGATTTCTGTCGTGACTCTCGCGGCCAACGACAAAGCGCGAGTCACGACTATAAAGGGCATAAATATGGAAAACGAAGACGACAACATCGGCGGCCTCGCCGAACTGAAGACGAAGATCGAGGAGCTGGAGGCGAAGGCTTCCCGTCTCGACGACATCGAAAAGAAGCTCGCGGATGCGGAGAAGCGCGCGGACGCTTTCGAGTTGAAGCTGAAGCGCCCCGGCGGCTCCGCTGCGAAAGAGGACGCCACGGCGATAGAGACGAAAGCTTTCTCAACCTTCATTCGCAAGGGCCGCGAAGCCCTCGATCCGGCCGAATTCAAGAGCCTGCGCGTCGCCGACGACACGGCCGGCGGCTATTTGGCGCCTGCGGAATTCTCGCGCGAGGTGGACAAGAACATCGTGCAGTTCTCGCCGATCCGGCAGGCTGCGCGCGTCGGCTCGACGGCGAGCGGTTCCGTCATCATTCCGCGCCGCACTGGCGCGCCGACGGCGAGCTGGGTGGGTGAGACCGAGACGCGTCCCTCGACCGGCTCCACCTATGGGCAGATCGAAATCGACGTTCACGAAGTCGCCGCATACATCGACGTGAGCAACAAATTGCTCGAAGATGCGGCCGTCGATATCGCGGCCGAGGTCGCATTCGACCTCGCCGAAGAATTCGGGCGCATCGAGGGAGTTGCGTTCGTCGAGGGCGATGGCGTGAAGAAGCCGATCGGCTTCATGTCCGATGCGAATATCTCCTACACGCCCGGCGGCGACGCCAGCGCGGTGAAGGCCGAAGGGCTCATCGATATCTATTACGCGATGAAGCCATTTTATCGCCAGCGCGGAACATGGCTGATGAATGGCTCGACGATCGCGGCGGTTCGCAAGCTGAAGGACGCTGTGACCGGCACCTATCTTTGGCAGCCGGCGCTCACTGCCGGCCAGCCGGAGACGCTGCTCGGCCGTCCGATCATCGAGAGCCCTGACATGCCGGACGTTGCCGGCAACGCCTTCCCGATCGCCTTCGGCGACTTCGCGAGCGGGTATCGCGTCTATGATCGCGTGGCGCTGTCCCTGTTGCGCGATCCTTACAGCGTCGCGACCTCGGGCCTCACTCGCTTCCATGCACGTCGTCGCGTCGGCGGCGCTGTTGTTCGCGCCGAGGCGATCCGCAAGCTCAAAATCGCCACGACCTAAGGAGACATCGCCATGCGCGACATGTGCAACAACGTTCTGGTGAAGCGAGTTCTCTCGCCGGTTTCCGTCGCCGACAACACCGCGGCCGTGGGAGAGATAATCGACCGTCTCGGCTATGAGTCGCTGACCTACATCATCGCGACGGGCTCGATTGCCGATGCAGACGCGACTTTCGCGGTTCTCCTCGAGGAGAGCGAGGCATCGGACATGACCGGCGCGACGGCTGTCGCCGATGGCGACATGATTTCGCAGACGAGCGGCACTGCGCCGGAGACCGCGGCTGGCTTCAAGTTCGACGACGACAACGAAGTTCGGAAGCTCGGCTATGTCGGGAACAAACGCTACACGCGCTTGACCATCACGCCGTCCGCCAATGCGAGCGCTGCGCTGTTTTCCGCTGTCGCTGTGCTCGGCCATCCGCATTCCGCGCCGGTGACGCAGGCGAGCGCGTAACAAACACGCCAGAAATGGCGAGCGATGCGCGACCGCGGATGAACCGGCGCGCATCGCAACAAATGAGGGAGCTGCTTGTGACGGCTCTGCGGCCGGTCGAACAACGGAAAGCACGATGCGGGCTCCCGAAGTAGCCACACCGTTCAATCGTGCAAGGCCGCAATTCATCACCACGAGCGAACACTATGCCCTACGCCGCGCCTCGACATTGCCCGCACCATCACCGCTTGTTCACGGGCTCGCGCTGTCCTGACTGTGAACGCGAAGGCAAGGCGCGCGCTGATGCGCGGCGACCGAACTCGGGCGAGCGAGGCTATGGCGGCGAATGGCGCAAAGCGCGTGCTGAATTCCTCGCACGTCCCGAGAACAAGTATTGCGCCTGCGGCTGTGGAAGGATTGCAGACGTGGTTGACCACATCGTCGCACATAAGGGCGACCGCGCGCTGTTCTGGAGCCGATCGAACTGGCAGCCGATGGCCTATGGCTGCAACTCCCGGAAGGCCATCAGCGAGGAAGGTGCGTTCGGACGCCCAACGCGATGCGAGGCGACCCGATGACCGGGGGGTAGGTCCGAGGTCACGATCGGGGGGCGTGACCGGCGCGGGAGGCTTCCTCCCGATAGACCCGAATTGAGCAAACACATAAAGGAAGCTTTATATGAGGGGTGCGAAACCGAAGCTTGAAGCCATCGCCGGCGGCCTGTCGCGCCTTCCTCCGGCGCCCGCGTGGCTGCCTTCAGAGGCGAAAGCGGAGTGGCGGCGCGTCGTTCCGGGCCTTTGCGAGCGCAAGACGATCACGCGCCAAGACCTACAGGTGTTGGAGGCGTATTGCCTCGCTTGCGGGCTGGTCCGCTCTTCGCAAAAGATCATCGCGGCCGAGGGCGACATGATCGAGACGACCCGCGGTGAGAAGAAGCGGCACCCGGCGCACCAGACGCTCTTTCAAGCCCTCACGGAATCCCGCCGGCTCGCTGCGGAACTCGGCCTCACACCGGCGAGCCGCAACAAAGCGCCGACCGCCGAGGAAGAAGACGATCTATCGGACCTCGATCTATGAGCGACGCGTATCCGCATTGGATCTTTGACGGCTCTCCGATCGCTGATCCTCTTGGTTACGGCGAGCGCGCTGTCGGCTTTCTGCGTCGGCTGCGTCATCCGAAGAGCCGGCTTCCGAAGCGCGCCTTTGATTTGACGCCCTGGCAGGAACGAATCGTCCGGCGCATCTATGGGCCTTGCCATCCCGACGGCCGGCGCATCGTGCGGAACGTCATCATGCTTCTACCTCGCGGCAATCGAAAGACCTCACTAGGCGCGGGGCTCGGCCTGCTGCACACGATCGGGCCGGAACGCATTCCGGGCGGGCTGGCGCTGTTCGGCGCCTCGGATCGAGAACAAGCGCGCATTGGCTTCGAAGAAGCGGCGGCGATATGCCGAGAAGACGAGCGCATAGAGAAGGCGCTGCGATTCATCGATTACCGTCACAGGATCGAACATCCGAAGTCTGGCGCGAGCTTGCGGGCGATCTCCTGTGACGCCGCGCGCCAGCACGGGACAACCCCGACCTTCGCGCTGGTGGACGAGCTGCACGCATGGCCGAAGCGCGATCTCTGGGACGTGCTGCGAACCGGCCTTGTGAAGACTCCGGGCTCGCTCTTGGTTGTCATCACCACGGCGGGCCGAGGCCAGCAAAACGTGGCCTACGAGATTACAGATTATGCGCGAAAGGTGGCGCGCGGCGAGATCGACGACCCTGGAACGCTCCCAATTCTATTCGAGTCGCCAGCGGACGCAGATTGGCGAAGCGAGGAAGTGTGGCGCCGGGCGAATCCCGGCCTCGCACAGGGGTTTCCCGACATAGAAGGGTTGCGCCAGCTTGCCCGCGAGGCCGAGGCGCGCCCGGCCGATCGGGAGGCATTCAAGCAATTGCACTTGAACGTTTGGCTCGACCATTCCGTCGACCCCTTTGTAGACATGGCGATCTATGACGAAGGCGCGGAACCTCTCGACCTCGAGGCGCTGGCGAGCGAGCCGTGCTATTTGGGCGTCGACCTTTCGAGCAATTCCGACTTGACCGTCGTCGTGGCGCTCTGGCGCGTTGGCGACGGCTATGCGGTGTTGCCGCATTTTTTCTGTCCCCGCGACAATCTTCGCGGCCGGCAAGATCGCGATGGCGTGCCTTATGTCCGATGGGCGGACGAAGAGCATATCGAGCCGACCATCGGAAACGTTGTAGATTTCCGGGCCGTCGAGGATTGCATTCGCGATCTCTGCCATCGGTTCAACGTGCATGAGATCGGCCTCGACCCGCACCTTGCTCGCTCAACCTTGAACAACCTCCTCGAGGATGGCTTCCCCGCGGTAGAGGTTCGGCAAGGCTGGGTGACGATGGCGCCGGCGATCAAAGAGCTGGAAAGGGCGATCGTCGGGCGGCAATTCCATCATGGCGGCCATCCGGTCCTCAGGTGGTGCTTTGATAATGTCGTCGTCGAGACCGATCGCGCCGGCAATCGGCTCTTCACGAAGGGCAAGGCACGGGAACGAATCGACGGCGCGGTCGCGTGCGCTATTGCGATCTCTTGCGCCTCGAATGATGACGCCGGGCCGTCGGTTTACGAGACGGGAGAGCGACCGGACGGATTTCTCTTCGTATGAGCGACACGACCGAGGCGCTGGTGACGGTCCTGTCGGTCGAGCCTGTCACCGGCTCCGGCAAGCTGGTGGCGCTCGCGGCGGTCGAGATCGAGATCGCCGGCATCCCGATACGGCTGCAGGGCGTCAAGATCGTCCGCCGGCCGGACGGGCGGCTCAACTGCGAATCGCCATGCTATCGCGGGCCGGATGGCCGATGGCTTCCCGCGGCCGTTCTGCCGCCGGACCTCGGCGAGGGGCTGGCGGCCGAGGTCTTCGCCGCAATCACTCTGGACGGCTGAACCGTAGCAGCCGTAGCAAGTGTAGCAGCGGATAGGGGCGAAACCGCGTTTCCGGCGCGCCGAGGTTTTGGGGGTATCCGATCCGGGCGATTTCGAGAAATTTTCGGCGGTCACCGCTGGCCCGCGACCTTCGTCGCCGTGGTGACTCTATGGTGACCGCGACTTTCGCTCTCGCCGGCCTATCGTCGTAAGCGCTTGATTTAATGGTGCTGCAAGAGAGGATTGAACTCTCGACCTCTCCCTTACCAAGGGAGTGCTCTACCACTGAGCTACTGCAGCATTCGCGCGCCATACGGGGGCGGGCTGGGTCCCACTCGAGGCGAGCTCGCGGCGGGACGCCATGGGTCGGCCTTGTGCCACAAGCGTCTGGCGGAGGCAAGCCGCGCGCAGCGGAGGGCGGCGCTTTCTCGAGGCCCCCTCGCAGGGAGCCCCGTCGGCGGCCGGACCGCTGCGCTTCAGCCGCGGGGCGCGCGGCCTCTCTCCGCCACGATCCGCGCGAGATCGCCGAGATTGCGCAGATTGTCGAGCTCGGCCGAGGCGAGCTTCACCGCGAACATCTCCTCGGTCGCCATCACGATCTCGATCTGCTTGAAC